CTCTATCAAAAGCGGAGCACTTTCTAATTAAAGTTCGTAATCGATGCGCTAATACTGCTCGCGCATACCTCAACTTACGCAGGGTCTTTCTGCAGCAGATTTCTTTTTCCCAGTTCCGAATTCTGGGGCCCAAACTAGCTGGGACTGAACGGCTTCGCTCCACTTCGATTGTCTCTGAGATCAGGAGGCCCTCAGTGTAACATTTATCCGTACTGCAATTCATTGTTACATATTATGCAGTTTGATACGGGGTGATTTGCTCACCGCTCACGACCCAATAGGCATCGGAGCACGACGCATGGCAATACGGCGGAGGACATCACGAGCTCGAGCCGCGGCGACGTCATCATCGTCACCATACAACGCATCGGGGGTTGAGACGCCAATAGGCGCAATGATCGGCGAACCGCCGACGAAATCGAGCAAATCGATTTCTTGTTCGATAATGATCGCATGAACCTTAGTGTTCTGCAGACCAGCCGTCGTGCTGTTGCCAGACACGATCAAAGACGCCGGCGCAAGGCCCTCCAACTCGTCAACAATGGCCGTCTGACCAGCTTGTATGACTGTGGTAGCAACGCCCGCCTGCGCCAGCTCGAACTCATTCTGTTTGGCACCAGATCCACCAGCGATGAACTGAGTGACGTCCATCGACTTGGTCTCAAACGAGTCAACCGTCATGGCATTATTCATGCTCATAACATTCGTGAAACCTTGGGCATTCACCGACGTGGCCTGGACGGCCTGCACACCCTGTTGGGCGAGGCCTGGACCACGGGAGACAGCAACAACAGCCATCATGTTGTTGGACGTCGCGGGCTGTAAGCTCGCGACGTGCACCCACATTCGCTTGATCACTTTGCGCGAATAATGTTTCTCGATGTCGGAACAATACGTGGCACCCAGCTGTGTGTCAGAGCTGAGGATAGGAACGGCGCCTTGGGCCGCAGGGCCAGCGCCATTGCCAGTAATGTATGTGCCCATGTTTGTTAAAAACAAAACAGCATTGGCCGCACCCCGAGTACCATCCCCGACAAAGGTGTACCCGAGGATCCATGAGATCCGGTGAGATCGCAAATCCGAAAAGCCGATGCGCGGCATAATGGTGCGGACAACGGCGCCAAGGGGGGAACCCGACTGAATTCGACCCGTGGCGCGGCGTGGAGCATTTTGATTCTGCTTCTGAATGTTCTTGCGCGGATTTCGCCGAGCGCGACGTGGACCCTTTCCACGATTACGGGTTGGTTGTTTGACCATACGCCCTGAAACAACCAAAACAGAGACTGTACCTGACACTGTTAGCTCGCCGACCTACATCGCGAGAACTCCACCCTTGCAGTCGTTAGGCATAACCGCTTGCAAAGTTAATTTCTATTTTGCAAACTTAGCGAGGACTTATTAAGACGCTCCGAGGCGCCACCTCTTTAGGCAGTTGGTAGCACAGGCTCACTCACACAAGTGGCTCGTCATTTTGACGCGCAATAGTCACGGAGTTGTATAACGACGGTACCGACACCGCTGCTCATATTGATTCTAGGATTGGAGTTCCCGAGTTCCCTTTTATATACCCGGGACTTCCGGGTTGCCTTGTGCATCTCGTGTTGATAGACAATTCGTGTGCAAAATTTGCAGAAAGCACACCACTCTCAACTGTCAAGGGTAGGACGAAGGACTAAAAATTGCTTACCAAGGACGGGCGCTACCACCGTCAACGTGGTTCGGGTTAACCAGGGCACAGGATCGGATGAGCGGTCACTCAAGTGCACTCCCTAACACGCGGCTACTGTAATAAGGTCTCAGCCGTTGCAAACTGAGAAAATCGACGCCCCAATAAGAGGCCGAAACAGGTTATCTTTCATCACGACCTGATGACCATGACGTGCCCACCAGCCAGGTCCGAAATTATCGAACCGACTATCCACAGGCAAATCAGGAGCAACACCTGCTACCAGTTGTTCACGCTTAACCGATCTAACCCATCTGAACCACGAATCAACAGACGAACGTGGGAGGCGATCAGGAAATATGGCGTGTAAAGGCTGCAACGTGGACAAACCACGCAGATACGACTCAGCAGCCAACTGCTCACCGACAGTGAGGCCATAGCGTCGTGCAATCAGATCTCGTGTCCGAGGGCACTCAACCAACTTCAATTTCTCAAGTTCGAAACGCTTGGCGTATGAAAGTCGAAACAATTCCATTTTATGCGAATCAGAAAATTTTGTCTTTCGGAGAAATCGTTCAAGAGAAAGGCCTTTAGTTACGCGCAAACCGTAACGTGCCAATTCATGCAGAACGGGACAACCCGGATACTGATAAAGCATGGAAAAAGATTTGGCCCTAAGGAGTTCCAGTTTCTTGATGCGACTAGCGCAAACGAACTGACCGGTTCCCCAACCAAACTTGACATAAGCCTTCACTATGTCTGTAACAGAAATCCGCTCAACCTCGTCGAACACGAGGGAACAAAAATCCGTGCCACCAATGTCTGTGGACGTTTTCATCTTGCAATCAAAACCAACTTCAGCAAAGTCCTTAGACGTTAGCTTCATCTTGGGATCGCGTGAATTAATACCATCATCGCCTTCAAAAACTCCCCGAATCTCCCAAACGGGTCGACCGTACTTGCGTGACAATAGCCAACAATACAAAATACAGTTTGTCAATGAGTTAGTAAGCGACGTGGACATCTCACCAGACATCTCAGCCTCGACTTTTTCGATGATCAACTTGGCAAAATAAAGCTTCTGCGGCCCTTCAATTACACCCTCAATATATTCAAGGAAGAGCTTGACACACATACGTGCCACAATGTTGACGAGGTAGCGACGATAAACACGATGCGCAATAAGCGCTAAAATTAACTTCTTAAAGTGTGCTTCAAAGCTGGTAAAATCTGATTCATCAATTTCCGCCCCAAGCAGAGCGGTCTGCGCAATGATATGGTTTATACGATCTTCCACAGGGATATGTTTTATAAAAAACGGGAGACTGAAGACAGCCTCGCCAATCACGTGAAAAATGGGACCAACTTGGGTCTTAAACCAATCAGAGCGAGAATTGATGGTCCTACACGGCTTAGGCTCTATGTAGAACTCATCTTTGACAAACGACTTACAGGACTTCCAACGCTTCGGTCGCGCAGCATGTGCAGTGTTCAGCAACTGTAGCTGACGGAGTGCACTATATGCAGTCTTAGGTAGCCATGACTCGACGGATAAATCAACATCGAAAGGGAGCGGCTCGACATAATAGTCGCACCAGTCATCTACAAATTTGATCAAAGAAGTCTCGAGTGACCGATCAAATGGTGGTTTTAGCAGCGCCAAACGTGTCGCCGCTCCGGCAATTGTGGAATAGGCATCGTTCATCACAGGGTGAGGATAGCACGCCGTCGCGTGACAACCCAAACTAACTGCAACTACCTGTCTTCGCTCTCGTTTAGAACGGATTACAATGAATTTTACATTCGGGTCAATGTAGGGGATAGCGACATCCGCAATATCCTTGGGTTTTAACGCCAATTTTACCTCATCAATGTAATAACCGTAGAGCACCAAACAATCACCGGACTCTAGAAAAGGCCAAGCTTGTGTCGCTCCGCCGACATAAGATGGTGATAGGCAAGATAAACAGTGTTACGGTGTAAGTGTTCAGCGAAATTCGCATACCGATCAATGTTAATCTGATCCTGTAAGTTGGCATTGTTGATCAACCCCGTTTTGAGGTCACCAGCCTTACTACCAGTCAAGGACAGCATCTGTTGTCTGCTGTTTTCAAGTTGTACTGCCATCTCCATGGAAACAACCTCCTCTCGACTCACAGAAAATGTGGCAATGGACCATGCATCCTGATACCACACGCCCGAAAATTCAGTCACCCTGAACCGCCGCAAATTTGGCTGTTTGAGTCTAACGTCTCTAGCGACCATCGACAGGTCACGGACATCAAAGTGTTGGGGGC